GGTGGATCGAACGCAGCATGTACTTGATCAGATCAGCCGCCGACGATTCCGTGGTCAGATTGGAAATGTCGATGTTGCAGATACGCACCGCATAACGCCAGTCGCGCACCGCAATACCGCACTTCCACTGCCAATGGTCCCGATAAGCGCGCATACGCGCACCCGCGATGCCGGTGGCATTCTCAACCGTCACCAGACCTTCATCCTCGTGCGTAATCCCGGCCTTCGATCCCTTCGGATAGATGCCGTACAGCGTGTTGTCGCCCCACACAATGAGCCAGATGGACGCATTGTCCGAACCCGCACCACCGGCCTTGATCACATTCTGACCGGACTCGGCGGTGGACGACGAATAACGTACCGACAGGCCCGTAAACTCTTCCGGCGCAAGTCCGGCATTCCCGTAGAACAGCGTCTGCGCCATTTCCTGATTCATCGCTTCCAGGAACGCAAACGCTTCCGACAGGCGGAACGCGGCGGAATTGCCGTTCAGTTCAGCCAGGTCCTTGTCGACTTCACCCCAGGCTTCCAGCATGCCGCACGCTTCGTCAATCTGCGCGGTCAGGGACTTGCTCGGCGTAATACCGTTGTTCAACAGCCGCCATGCCACGGTCGGCAAACCGGTGCGGACGACAGTGCGGTGGCCGGTCGGCAGATTACCTTCCTGCCAACGCATGTCGGTGAGGATTTCATTGGTCTGGTTAAGCAACTCAACAATGTCGGCAATCGAGCCGTCGGGGTCAAGTCGCTTCGCGATATCCAGTAGCGTTGCCGCATTGGACGATAGTGTTGCCATGGATCAATTTCCTTTCAGTTATGTGTGCTCATGTAGCAGTTAACCCGCTGCGGCCTTAGCTTTCTCCATGCTGGCCCCATACAGTTTCTCTGCCGTAGTTTTCTTCGGTCCCCCGCTTCCACTACCACCTTTCGGGATGACGATCGTGTCATCCTTCATGGCAAGACCCGCACGATAAAATGCGCGAATCAGTCCGGGATGATTGCCCAGACCAGTTTCAGACAGGAATTTCATGAGTTCCGCCGAGCCGAATTTGGTCAAGAACGCATCCGCTACCTGCTTGGTAGCCGCGATCTTGGACCCATCCTTGCCCCCGATTTCCTCGTCAGCCGCTGCATCAGCACCCCACTTTTCGACTGTTTGCTCCAGAGCAGCTTGCTGCCCCTGCAGTATCGACTTGGTGTGGGAGTCCAACGTCTCCATATACTTCTGTGCCTTGTCTTGCGGCAAGCCAAGTTCCTTGGCGGTCTTTGCCACGATTTCAAGGTCAGTAGCTTTTAGTGACGCCTTATCCGGCAACTTCAGATCATACTTGTCCGGCACCTGCGGTAACGCAGCCTTGACCGCATCCGGTAGTGCCGCCTTTACTGCATCCGGCAACTTCGCCGTAACTCGCGCATCGACTTCGGTGTTAAACTTAGCCGTTGCTGCTGCTTCTAGTGCTGCCGCATCCGTGTTACCGTTAGCGTCATTTGGCATTTTTATTCCTTTCGAGTGTTTCAGTCAACATCTTAATATACATTTCTGGCGCAACTTCGTCTATCTTGGACTTGAGCATGATGCCGATGTTACGGGCACCCTCTCGGAAAAAGGTCTCACTGTTTCCCGTAAAACTTAGCCGGTCCATTCCACACTGGCCCATTAGCCACGACATATACCGGCGGCCACGGGCCTCGCCCATGATCCACCTGATGTCATCAAGGACGTCTTTCTCAAGATTACGTTCCTTGATCTTGGCTTCTCTGACCTGGACCTGATCAGCCGCGTTCGACACCAATGCGGGACGTTCGGCCATCATGCCGCCTTATTGATCAAGGAATCCGGAGTGGGTTGGGCATCACTCAGCATCTTCAATGACTTGGCCTTATCTAAAGCCATCGCCGAAGCCTGAGCCGCCTGCTGCTGTTGCGCCCTGCTGGCCCTGATCTGCATAGTTAATTCATCGGAACGAATTCCTCGGGGGGTCACACCTATTACTTCCCCATATTCCTTGATCAGTTCGTCCCAATCAGCGCGGTCCACGGACTCCGGAGCCACCGCCGCCAGTGAGCTTACGTACCCCGAAAAACGCTCTATCGAGCCAATCGATATGGACTTCTGAGCCTGTGCCATGATCGAAACATACTCCACACGCAACGGCTGCCCTTGCAATTCGGGCGGGGGCGGCGGAATCAGATTGCTATCCCACATGATGTCGAACGTTAAGTCGATCGCCGGGTCGAGAAGTTCGTCATTCAGGCGCTCCAGGACCGGCCCCAGCATGATCAATTTTTCATCATGCCGTTCCTCCACTTCCCGCGCCGTCATTTCTCTGCGCGTGGACATGGTGAGTTGAAGAAATAGGTCCTCGTAGAACGCTCTGCTGATCCGCTTCTGATGATCCGCGATATCCAGCATTATTTCTTCGATCGAAATACGTACCTCGTGGGCCGGTTTGAATCCTTGTTGCCCCTCTCGCACGTCCACGTACGTCATATCCCCGGCCACAATCGATGCCCGATGGGATTTCAGACTCGTCGGCCCGGTCATCGGCGGGTTCACGATCTTCTCAACCGCCTGAGCCTTGCGCTTCTGCATTATCTGCAAGGCCTTCGTGTCACCTAAAGCGATCATGCCCGGCGACACCCCATACACATCATCACCCAGGACATCCCACCGCGACCCGAGGATAGGAAATCTATCCATTCCCGACTCTCGGAGATATGATTTTCCGACGCTGTTGCCCAGTTCGAAGTGCACCGACGCGTACTTCTTGTACTTCGACTGCAGGCGATTCGGATTGAATTCCACGTTCGGCATGATGACGTGGAACACTTCTATTGGGGCCTCGTACGTCCCGGCATCCCACAGATTCTTGACTGTGACGGATACATTCTCCCACATAAACTTCTTTTCCGTATCGTCCCACACGAATTCCTCGACGATCTGGCGCACGGTCCTCTGGTACTCCCGCATGAACGTGTCGGCGATCCCGTATTGATTCACGGACAGCGCATAGGACCCCAACGGGAACACGTGAGTGCGCATACCGATATTCGGGTCCTTCTGCATTGCCATGGCCTGCGTGCCGAAGATGCCCATGTCCCCATACGCTATCGGGAATGAATTATAGATATTCGACCGCATCATGAACATCTGCATGCGCCGGGTCACGTCCCACAGCCATGCCTTCACTCTCCCGAACTTGGCCATGTCCGGGTCGAACGTCGTCAGATTGAACCACGGGCGGGCAGGGGATGAAATCCCCGCGTGCATTCCTGATTGCAGGGTCCGGCTGGCCAGAGTCGCCGAATTGTCCACGATGTTCTGGTTCCGGCGATCGCCCTTATTTCGATCGGTGGTGACGAACCTCGTGCGACGGGGCTGAATGCAATTCGACAACATTTCCCAATGCGGGTCCCACGACGACCGCTCCCGCTTGAGTTCGCCGTGCACGACCAGGGCGAGCGAACGCTTATCCAACATCGAAGTCGGAGTCTGCGTTATCGGGGTGCCGTATTCAGCCATCGATCATGCCCCAAGTATGGTCTTCTTGCGGCTGCCGGTCCCGCCGAGCAGGTCTTCCGACAATCCAAGAGGACCGGTCAAGATGGTGTCAAACCGGCCCATATCGGCCTGTGCCTTTCTCTTCGCCCGGCTGGCGGCATTGTCAACTGCGGGATTCCCCAAAGGATCAGGGGTCTCCGGGGCGGGCGGAGGTTCCCCCGGCTGTAACTTGCGGGCCTCGTTCAAAGTCGCGGCGGACGCCGTAAGGCTCCCTATGGCCAGAAGGTCCGCGCTGGTCAGTCCCGTCCCCATGATTCCGCCGGTAGTGGCCCCGGCTGCCGCAGTTCCCCCACCGGCTGCGGCCCCGCTTGCTGCCGCAGTTCCCCCACCGGCTGCCGCCCCGCTTGCTGCCGCCCCGCCACCCATGGCACCCATGGCGCTGCTGGCGGCCCCGGCGGTGAAGTAAATGGCCGCGATCGCCCCCGCGATCTTCGCCGCCTTCACTGCGTCGTCTTCCTTGACTCCAACATTCTTGGCCACCGGGTCCGCGCTGTACAGCGCATGGACCCCGCCCGCGATACGCTCATTATTCGTCCCAACCTTGCCGGTCGTGATCCTCCGGATGATCGGATCGGCGGCAGCCAGTGACCTTACGGGGGCCAATACTATCTTGGTTATCGGGTCCCTCTTTATCGTGT